CTAGCTAACCACTCACAGATTCTTTTCTTATTCTCATAATCTGGGGATGCTGATGATTCATGGATCAACATAGTGCTCATAAAAAGATTTGTAAAAAATTCCTTCACTGTCTGGTCAAATTTCTTTGCATCTCCCTCATGAATTATCTTCATAAAGCGCGTTAACCATGTTACCCCTAGAACTTTCGCAAAACGATCTACTCCTCCCCTTGAGTGCGTATGACCTATTTGAATAACCCATCCCCGTTCCTTTAAATGTCGGATACGAGTTACCAGCCGTTCTCCTAGAATATATACTGATGAGGGAATGATAAAAAGTCTAACCTTATCTTTCCAAGCTGACCATTCCTCATCAGTGAGCTGTTTTATTCTACTAAAGAGATTTTCGTTTTTTGGGGTCACATTCCAATATACCGGGGGGTCTTCTCCTGTTCTAAGAAATTCTAATATAGCATTTAAGTCATCTATGAAGGTCTCTAATTTTTTCCCTTTTGGAGACACCAATACGTCCATATCAAAATCTGGACTTGATAGGACATAAGATTTCCCGGGCTGCAATCCATTGCTCGCACCTAAGAACATGTCACTCACTGATCTCTCAAAATCCAAAATACTTTTTTCCTTTCCGAACTCCTTTATATGCATCTTATGATACATTAGGTCCATAGCCTTAGGGACCAATGGCTTCACTTTTTCAAATTCTTCTTTAGGCTTCTGTGTCATACGATTCATATCCGTTAGCGCCGTAGCATACTTATGTGGAAAAAGATCTGCCATAGCCGCTACAACATGAGGACGACCTCTGGTTCTCCCGTAACACCACCACCAGGACGATTCCGATCTCAAGATTAAATCTTTCAATGAGGGTATCGGATCGCATTTCCGTGATTCTAGGACAGTGTCTGTCTCTAAGAGGTCTTCCGCTTTTATCCATGGTTCATCCACATACAACCGTTTGGAGTCATCCAGCCACTTAATCTCTTTAAACCTTGAGACCTTACACGAGTCATACATAGGAAGTATTTCCCACGCATGATGTATGGCCGCCCAGCTCCTACAATCCTTTGGGGCTGCCTCAAATTTTCGATTTAAATGCACATAATCACTTGAGGCTAGGGCACAAGTTACTTTCTTATCTGGCGAGGTCAAAAAGCGGCTCTCAGGCCATGCTCCACGAAGAGTAAAAGGAGGCTTAGTTGGGAGCATACCCATATTTTTCCTCAAAGATTGTTTTATCATTTCCGACTCTAGGTCTTTTTCCACTCTTATAGGAATACCACTCTCTACCAAAAAGGAACTGTTTATTTGAAGGGATACTTCTTCTTGCTTCTCTTTTAAGGTCGGTTTTTGCGAGGAGGCTACAAAGCCTAGAGCTGCTCCTTTTATGCCCGTAAAGCGAAGTTCACACTCACAATTTTCATGAGGGCAGTCCTGAGGAAGGTCTATAGTAAAGTATTCTGTCATATTTTTTTTAGAGAAGAAGTATCTAAGAGCAGACCTTTTGTCTAAAGTGGATTTTGATAAGCGCT